AACAACTGGGGCGCGCGGCTGCGCTACAGCAAGAAGAACTTGGGCTCGCGCTGGATGATCGAGGGGCCAGCGACCGGTTGGGCCATAGTGGCCGAACCCTGAGAAGGTCCACCCCATGCAGCTCTCTGATCTGGTGCGCGTCTACCCGGGCCGTCTGCCGGTGGAGGAGTGCCAGCAGCTTATCGAGGGCTTCGAGGAGCGTGCTGCGGATCACGTCATCCACCAGGGCGAGGGCGCTGCGCCACGCTTTGCTGAGCTGAACCTGACGCAATGCTGGGAGGAAGGTCACGAGCTTGCCTTCGGCGCAATCCTGCCGGCCTTCGAGGCCTACAGCCGCGACCTCGACATCAGCCCATTGCAGTGGCCTGAGGAGCTGGCGTTCGAGGAGCTGCGGATGAAGCGCTATCGGCCCAGCTCCGGCGATGAGTTCCCCGATCACGTCGACGTGGGCGATCACGCGAGCGCGCGCCGGTTCCTCGCTGCGCTGCTCTACCTCAACGACGTCGACGAGAGCGGCGAGACCGAGTTCCCGCTGTGGGGCCAGCAGATCCAGCCGCGTGCTGGGTCAGTGCTGGTGTTCCCGCCGCTCTGGCCGTGGCTGCATCGCGGCCGCTGCACGATCACCCAGCCGAAGTACATCCTCAGCACTTACCTGCACTACACCTAGCCTGGAGGCATCCACCATGTTCGACATGGACGCACAACACATTGAGTACATCGGCCTGGCGCTGTTCGTCGCCAGCGAGATCATCGGCATGAGCAAGCTGCGCAGCAACAGCATCGTGCAGCTGGTGCTGACTGCCGCTCGCCGCGCCTTCCCCTACAGCCCCGGCCGGCGCTGATGATCGATCGCGCTGCGATGACCCGTCAGCTCCGCCTGCATGAAGGCGAGCGGCTGATGCCCTACCGCTGCACCGCCGGCAAGCTGACGATCGGCGTGGGCCGCAACCTCGAGGACCGTGGCATCACCCGCGAGGAGTCGGCCTACCTGCTCGCCAACGACATTGCCGCCGAGGAGCGTGAGCTGCTGCGCGCGCTGCCGTGGGTGGCAGAGCTCGACGAGGTGCGCCAGCGGGTGCTGCTCGACATGAGCTTCAACATGGGCCTGGTGGGCCTGCTGGGCTTTAAGCGAACGCTGGCCACCATCCAGGCCGGCGATTACCAGGCCGCGGCCACGATGATGCTCGACTCGAAGTGGGCCGGGCAGGTGGGGCAGCGAGCCGAGCGGCTGAGCCGGATGATGGCGACCGGCAAGACACCCAGGGAGCTGTGGCCGAAGCCATGACCTACCGCCAGGGCCGGTTCGATCTGATCGTTGGCGGCGTGCTGCGGTCCTACCAGCGATGGGAGGACCTGCCAGTGGTCTTCGATCACGTCGTGCGGTTCGAGCCGGCGATTCCCCCGGCGCCGCACACTGAGGAGCAGCACGCCGAGGCGACGCTGTGGAACGCCAGACTGCAACAACTGATGGAGATCGAACGTGCCCGCAGCAACCAGGATCGGTGACGCTGACATCCCGCACTGCTCCGGCATGGTGCGGGCCCAGGGCAGCCCGAACGTGTTCGTGAACGGGATCGCCTGGAGCCGCCAGGGCGACAACAACACCACGCACCTACTTCCCGGTGTGCCGTGCCCCTCGCACGCCGCGCCGATCGCGGTGGGCAGCACCACGGTGTTCGTGAACGGCAAGGGCGCGGGCCGCGTGGGCGACGCCATCAGCGGCTGCACGAGCGTGGCGGCCGGCAGCCCCAACGTGTTCTGCGGGCCCTAGGCCGCCAGCATCCTCCGCACTGTGGAGCGGCTGCAGCCGAGGCGATCGGCGATGGCCTGCTGCGTGAGGCCCTGGCAGCGCCAGCGGCGTGCGCGCTGCTCGCGGCTCTCGGTGGCCCAGAGCAGGACGACGATCGGAAGCAGCAGCAGGGCGACGGCCCAGGCGGTGATGCAGGTGATGCTGGTCATGATTCCTCCGGCCAGTGCCGGGCGACGGGATGATCAGCGGCGGCGCGCTCGGCCTGGCCGCTGATGGATTGGTTGGGGGCCTTGCACCCCCTAGGTCTCGTCTCGGTAACCCGGTCGTTTGACTGTTCCCGGGGAAGGCTCCTCTTGGCTTGCGCCGGGGTGCTTTCGTCCGCCCCATGAGACCAAGGTACCGACAGATCAGCCCGTGGCTCAGGGTCTGTCGCAATCCGTAACAATGAGTGACCCCCAGGTTTGGGCGTGCTGAGCAGAGGCCTAGGGGGTGTTGTTGATGGCCCAGCCGTGCAGGCAGGGGACTGGGCGCTATCGGGTTCAGTCTATTGCCGAGCCCTGGCCCTGGCCATGCGGAGTCGGTTCTGTTCCCGACCGGCGGGCGACATGCGCCAACAGATTGAGCAAAGCGGCGCGGTGCGGCGCGATCGCACCAGGCGCCCGCAGTCGGGGCACGGCTGGGGCGCGTCAGGATCGGGCAGGCCGCGCAGGCGAGCGCGCAGGCGACGCATCCGGCCGGCGCTTGAGTCAGCCACGGCACTCCTCCAGCAGGGCGCGAGCGTCGCGCAGCAGCTGGAGTGCCTGCGTGAGTCGTTGGTCGTACTGCTCGGGCATGAGGCCCAGGGCGGTGAGGTCGACGTAGATGCCGGTCAGTTGATCCCGGATCAGGTCGTGCATGTCGTAGTCGGTCATGACGTGATGAGGTGATGTGACGGAGTGGCGCACAGGAGCGCCTGTGGGGCGCGTCAAGCCGCGTGACGGTGTGAGACACGGTGCACGGCGTTGAGGCGCCTCGCAGGGGCACGCAGGCGGCGCTCAGGGCGCCTCGATGGCGCGGCTGATGCGGCGCTGGTAGCGCTCCTGCACCGCCAGCTCGCGGGCGGCCTGCTCGGCCATCACCCGGCAGTCCGCCAGCCGGACGGCGGTGCTGCCGGTGGCGAGCAGTGCGTTCACCCGCGCGCTCTGCTCGGCGTCCTCCGCCTCGATGGCGGCGATCTCCGCCTCCAGGGCGGCGATGTCGGTGGCGGTGGTGTGTTCCATGGCGGTGCGTGTGGCGTGTGATGGAGGTCAGTTGAGGGGCCCCGCAGGGCCCCGTGTGGCGGCGGATCAGTCGCCGTAGCCGACTGCGGCCTCGATGTCGCAGCAGGCGCTGATCAGATCAGCGACCCGCGGGTGCTGGGCCTCCATGGCCTCCCACTCGTCGTCGGAGTAGGCGTCCCGGAGCGCCTGCAGCAGCGCGGGGATCTCGGCGGCTGCGTCGTGCAGCTCGGCGAGCTTGATCAGTGCGTTGGCGATGTCCATGGCGTGTGGTGCGGGGGTGCCCCATCAGTGTGCACCAGAACGTCACCGCACGGAGCACACGACTAGCTGGTACGGGCGTACCAAGATTGGCCAGATCCCTTGCGGCGCAGTCGATCTCGGCGGCGTGTGCCGGTGACGTAGTGGCACACATAAGAACGAAGTGGCACACACGCTGCACACGGGTTGGCCCTCAACTGGCACAAGACCCGGTCGATTTGGTATCAAGCAGGCACAGTATTGCCGCCGATGGGTCAGGCGTACTACCGCCCAGATACACTGCGGCGCAAGGGATCTCGCGGAATGTATCCGGGTGTACCTGTGGAGAACTCGATTTCCACAGGTGTCACACTCGGTTGCGTTACATCCGTTCACAATCGGGGGTGAGCGGATGTACTACCGGGGCAGATCCACTGCGGCGCAGTCGATCTCATTGATAAGCAGTGCAGCCGTACTGCTGCAACTCAGGCCCCAGTCGGCGGATCCGGTACAGCCCGCCGCCACTGCGAAAGTCGAGCAGACCCGCCTCCCACAGGCGGGTGATGCGCCGGCTGACGGTGGGCTGGGTGCAGCACCAGTGGCGACGCAGTACCTCGGTCTCGATGTGGCAGGGCCGCTCCGGCAGCAGCTGCTCCAGGTCGAGCCAGTCGAGCAGCGTGTCGGCAGGCACGCGGTAGCGGAGCGCCAGCAGTTCGGCGGGGGTGGGTGTCATCGGGGCAAATGATGAGGGCCCCTTGCGGGGCCCCGGTGCGGCAGTTACTTGGCGGCCTGACGCATGACCTCCAACCAGTTATCGCCAAACATGGTGCGTAGTTGTTTTGCGTGTTCTTGCGCTTCAAGGCGGGTCAGATCCTTGGCGCCTTCTTCAATGAGATTGCCGACTAGCTCGTCGGCTTTCATGCTTCTCTTCTTTGCAAAAGATTTAATCCGTTCATTCAAGGAGATCGGAATAAGTCCTTGCACTCGAATCAGTCCGGCAGCTCTTAGCGCTTCCGTATCTCTGGAGAAGCGAATTTGCTGCTGTTCAGAATCTTGCTGGTGATCGTCTGCAAATGGGTTTTGCATGATCATTTGCCTTTGGGGTGTAGGGGGGCCCATCTCGGGGCGTGAGCCAACACTACGAACCACACCACCACGCCGCCGACACTCTGTAACAATCCTTCACACCCCCAGGTCGTCGCTCACCCGCGCCACCGCCGCCCGCGCCGCCTCGTCCACCAGGTGCGCGTAGCGGCTCGTCGTCTGCGTCGACCGGTGCCCCAGCAGCTGGCCCACCACGCCCAGCGTCTGCCCCCCGCTCAGCGCATAGCTGGCGAACGTGTGGCGCAGGTCGTGGATGCGCAGGTCGCTCACCCCGGCGTCGCTCAGCAGGGCCAGCCACAGCTTGCGGTAGCCCACCAGCGGGCCGGTG